GTTACCGCAGTACCGGAGGCAGTAATCGTTTGGAAACGGAACCCTGCGAGGCTGTATCGGAAAGGTAAGCAAGAGAAGCTGATGGTGAATACGCCAATGCGGTTTCGCTCATCCTCGATATCCAGCTTTCCGGCATAAACCGCTTGCCGGAAAAACTCTGCATCGTAGGTGTCTGTCAGTTCGTGATACCGATCCGGCTCCTCATACAGCCATTCCTTCACAGCCAGTATTTTTTCTGCCAGCTCCTGCGTGGACTTTGCGGGCAGAAACACAGAATAGGTCACCTGCACATTGGGATACCTGCCCGGACCGGCAATGAGATCACCATCTCTGCCGGGGATCTCCAAGAAATCCACCTCGTACTTAGGAGCGGAGAATACATCCTTACTCTCAATACGCAGACCCATATCCAAAGAACTGGTGCCGTTATATTCAAAATAATTCACGCAAAAACCACTCCTTTCCGCTTTGCGAACTGTCCGGCAGTTATCAGCACCTCATTGGTGAGCTGCTGAATATCCTCGTTTGTGTAGTTGTTAAAGGTGGCAATGTTCAGCACCAACTGCAACCCGGTAGGAGCAGTCGCACCGCTTGCCGCCGATTTTACGGTTGCGCCAATGTTTCCATCCACAGTGAAATCGGTAGGCAGTGCGGTTTCCATATCCTCTGCCAAACCATGCATAACATCGCTGATATCCTTGCTCATACCCTCTGCTGCCTTAACGGCATACTTGCCATTATCATCGATGGAGCCGGCAAGACCGTCCACCAGCATTTCACCGATCCAGCCCATCTCTTTGGAGGGAGATGCGATGCCGAAGAAGTCACAAATGCCGTCCCAAATGCTGGAGATCCAGCCGGACACCTTGTCCCACAGCCAGGAGGCAAGAGACTGGATGCCCTGCCACAAACCTTTAACCAGGTTGACACCGACCTCTGCCATCTGCGACACACCCTTGGCGAGTGCTTCGACGATGCCCGTGATGATTTGGGGAATCGCCTTCACAATCTCAATGATGATGGTGGGTAGGTTCGTAATCAAGGAGGTCAGCAGCTGTATGCCGGCTTGGATGATCAGGGGGATGTTGTTCAAAACAGCATTGATGATGCCGGTAATAATATCCGGGATGGCACCCACAATGGTAACAATGATCTGCGGCAGAGCCTTGACAAGGGAAATCAGCAGATCAATACCTGCCTGGATGATTTGTGGGATTGCAGAAAGCACAGCGGTGATAATCCCCTCGATAATTTGGGGGATCGCCTCAACGATAGCCGTAATGATTTCGGGCAAAGCTGCCACCAGAGAGGTTATCAGCTGTATGCCGGTTTCGATAATTTGGGGAATGGCATCCAGCAAGAAGTTGATAATGCCCATAATGATTTCAGGCAAGGCGGCGATCAGCACGGGTAAGGCATCCAGGACACCTTGTGCCAGTCCCGTTATCAGCTGCAATGCTGCGTCTAAAATCATCGGCAGATTATCGATGAGAGTCTGCACAATCTGAATAACCACCTGAATGATGGTGGGGATCAGCGTAGGCAGTGCGTTTGCGATGCCGGTTGCCAAAGTAACCACTGCCTGCAAGGCGGCATTGAGCAACATCGGCAAGTTGGCCAGAATGCCATTAACCAAAGCCAACACCAACTGCAATGCACCCTCTGCAATTTGTGGTAGTGCCTCTATCAACCCTTGCAGTAGCATAAAAACAATCTGCGAAGCGGTATCGATAATGGTAGGCAAATTTTCTACAATGGCTGTAGATAACGAGCCAACGATTTCACCGGCGATTTCCATCAACTCCGGCAAAAACTCCATGAACATATCTAGGACTTTCGGGAGCAATTCGCCGATGACATCACTCATCTTGCTGATGTCGCCATTCGCATCCAGAATGCCGTTGGTAAACTCACCCAGCAGAGCATTGCCTTCTGTGGCAAGGTCTGTAAGTACCGGTAGAAGAACTGTACCCAGTGCGTTCTTGGCTGCGGTAGCGCCGACATTTAAGTATTGAAGCTGATCGTCCAAAGCACCGTAGGCTTTCAGCATTTCATCGCTGACCACATATCCGGCGGCGTGTGCTTGTTCGCCCAGCTCCGTCATTCGCTCCGCACCGGCTTCGATCAATGGGTTCAGCTCCTGTGCGGACTTGCCAAGGATCTGCATTGCCAGGGCATTGCGTTCGGTTTCATTTTCCACCTTGCCCAGAGCATCGATGACCTCCCAGTAAACGGTGTCGGAGTCACGGAGAGAGCCATCGGTATTGGTGACCTGTACTCCCAGCTTTTCATAAGCCTCTACGGAAAGCTTGGTGCCGTCCTGCACCGCTTTCATGGACTTGATCTGCTTGGCCATAGATTTGGTCAGTGTATCTGTGGACACATCAACCAGCTCTGCTGCGTACATGTACTCCTGCAGTTTATCGGTCGCAATGCCGGTAACCGTGGACTCTGTCAGCACTGTATCCGCATAAGCGGCACCGGCAGTGGTCATTTCCACCAGTGCCTTTGCACCGGCAATCGCGGCAGCTGAAACAGCAGCAAAAGCCGCTGTCATTGCCGCACCGGCAGTTTTACAGATATCCCCCAGAACTTGAAATCCTTTACCGGCTTCGTCCGCTTCTTCCTCGGCTTCATCAATCTGATCTGCCATATCATCAGCTTCGTCACCGGTGTCATCCATCTCATCGCCGGCGTGATCCAATGCGGTGGTCGTATCCTTCAGTTGGCGCTCCATATCCAGCAAAGCGGCTTCCGCATTATTCAGCTGAATCTGCCAGGACTGGGTTCTGCGGTCATTTTCTCCGAAGGACTCCTGGGCATTAGCAAGAGCAGCACGGAGAGTTTCCACCTTCTGCTTCTGTGCATCCACTTGTCTGCCCAAGGCTTCCTGCCGAGCTGTCAATGCTTCTACGGAGTTGTCGTTCTTGTCGAACTGGGCGGTGACCAGCTTCATTTCCGAGCCGAGGACTTTGAATTCCTGATTGATTTCCGCTATGGATTTCTTAAATTCCTTCTCACCCTCAAGACCGATTTTTAAGCCAAATTCATCTGCCATTTACACCACCTCCTTTGCTAGATTCCGTCCGGGATGATATCGTCAATGAAGCGTTCCCGTTTCGGTTTGCAGATGCCGGAATACTGCTTATGACATTCCCACAGATCTAAAAGAAGGCCGAAGCACATAAGATCCACCTCATCCTGGGACAGATGGAGGTGGGCTAACCCGTAATATAAAAGTCGAGTAAATAACTCCTCGTCACTTACTCGACTGCCGCGTTTTTTGTGTCCGCCTCACTTTCGATATTCCGCTTGGTGCCCTTGTACAAAGCGTCGGTGATTGCTGCCTTGTAGGTAGCCAAGTCTGCCGGAGCCGTCAGCAGCTCCACCAGGTCCTCGGTCAGCAGCTCCCGGGGATCGTCCCGGTGCTTGATGTTGTGAATCAGGATCGGCTGATTGGCAAGCAAGGTGATGAGCCAAACAAGCTCACCGAGCGCCATCTCAAAGTTCTCCGATTTCATCAGCTTGTCTCCCAAGTTCTCCAAGCCGCCGTAACGACCGGCGATTTCCTTGGTAGCCTTGGTGGTCAGCAGCAAGGTGTATTCCTCACCACCAATGAGAATTGTTGAAGTGCGATTATTCATTTGTTAGCCCTCCTTATTCCGTGGTCTGTGCGGCATAGCTCGGCTCGTACACCTGCTTATACCAGTTGGCAATGATACCGTTGGTAACAGCGGCATCGCCCTCGGTAGCCTCCACCTTCCAGGGATGCTTGTTCAAAGCATCTACCTTGTTCCGGCGAAGGATCGTACCTTCGATGGTGGGAGTGTTAAAGGTGATGCTGTCACCCTTGGTAGCAAGAGCGGTTGCGGGGATACCGAACACCACACGGTACAGCCAAAAATACTTATATTTGCCGTTGGACTTCTTGGCACGGAATCCAACCGCAACGGGAGTGCCACCATCTTCAGCGGTGGCCACCACGACGCCATTGGCATCAATGGTTGCGCCGGTAAGATCGGATGCGACACCGCCCCCAATGTCATCCACACCCAAGGACAGGGTGCCGGACTTAAACTCCTTCACGATTTCCGCAGCACCATCGTCTGCGTACAGGGTTGCTTCAGCAAGCTCCACAGACAGATCTGCGGTCATTGCTTTCGCCAGTTGCACCGGGGTGGCGTAGGTTTCGTTACCTTCCTCATCCTCGGTAATCTTGGCATAATACAGTTTATCAAGACCAATCGTAGCCATTGATTATTCCTCCAATTCATAGCATTGTGCCACATCCACCACATAGTGGAAGTAGCCGGTTTCGGTTTCATAACCGATGTATCTGCGGTCAGTTATTGTGAGATCCGCTGCCAAAAGTGCCTTCACAATGGCATTTTTTTCCTTCGTGTAGCTACCTTGGCAGTACAGAGAAATGCGTGCTTCCTGCACCTCTGCACCGGGAGCGTTATCCGCGTAGATTTCAAAGGTGTCCACAATCGGTACCACCACGATATACTTTGCAGGCGCTTTATCCGTAAATACACCAGTTTCCATAGGGATACCCACCCCGGAAAGGGCGGTCTGGACATCAGCCAAAATACTCATAGTTTACCAATCTCCTCTTCCAATTTTTTCACCATTGCATTTCTGCAGGCTGATTTGGAAGCGCTCTTGGAAGGCTTCAAAAAAGGTTTTGCAGGCTGTCCGTGCTTTCCGTATTCCAGGATGTTGGCAATTTTGGCATTGCTGCCGCCGTCCCGGCGAGGCTCGGCAAAACCCAACTTGATGTTGTGGTTGCCGTCCCGATCAACCTTTGCCGGTGTGAGGCCGAGAGCACCCTCCAGTTCGCCGGTGGAACGAGAGTCATATTTGGTGCCGGCTCCCACCACCGAGGAGAGGTTGCTTTTGGTACGGGCAAGTACCACCTCGCCGCCGGCTTCCAGGACGGCTTCTGCAATGGCATCAAAATTACTGCCCAGCTTGGACATACGATCCAAAAACTCCTCCGGCATCTTGATATCAACTTTTGCCACTGGTAGACACCACCTTCTTTGCCAGCACCTCCGTATACATCCCGCGACCTTTCACATTTTCCACAGAGGTAATATCAAAAGTCTCACCGCCCGTCATAATAACGTGGTCGGTGGTAACGGTTACCCCTGGGATGGAACGGAAACGAAACAGATCCGTTGCTTCGGAAAAGGCGGAAAGGTTTGCCCATCTTTGGGAACCGTGCCGTCCTTCCCGGTATGCCCGTACCGATGCAACCGCATCATAAGCCGTGGTTGCGAAGCCTTCCTCATCCTTGCTCTTTTTCAGAACCACGATGTCGATAAAGGTATTCATATTCCCAAAACTCATAGCTACACCTTCCAGTTTCGATCCAGCCGGAGCAGCATATTTACGGTGTTCCACACCTGTTGTCCGGCTTGGACATTGTCTGCAAAGAAGCCACCGGTGCTGCCGTCCCGGCTTTCATAAAAGTGGGACGACAGCATAATAATGGCTTGCTCTGTGGTGGCCGGCATCGCATTCTCGGAATAGTAACCCTCCGGGATGTGCTGATAGCTTTCCGCATAGGAAATGGCGGCGGTGATAAAGCTCTCCAGCAGAGGATCGTCAGCCTCGTGTTCCAGGATTAAGTTTTGCTTGACCTTTGTCAGAAGGGTACTCATCACCGCCACCTCCTGTTATTAGGCAGTAGCCATTTGCAGGACC